GGTAACAAAACTCTACAGGTTGCCGATACGGCACTCAACAGAATAAATGTAAGAAGATTATTACTACAAGCACGTAAGTTGATCTCTGCGGTGGCTGTCAGATTGTTGTTTGAACAAAATGACGCTAAAGTTCGTCAGGATTTCCTTGACTCGGTCAATCCGATCCTTGATGGAATCAGAAGAGACCGTGGTCTTTATGACTTCCGTGTGACGGTTAGTAGCTCCCCTGAAGATTTGGATAGAAATACCATGTCAGGAAAGATCTACCTAAAACCAACAAGAGCTCTTGAATTCATCGATATCGAATTCTTGATCACTCCGACGGGTGCATCATTTGAGAATATCTAATAACAAAAAAAGTTGGGGGTCTCTGACCCCCACTTTAGCCTTAAAGAGTTTATGAGAAATAAAGTAGTTACCGAAGGATTTGATGATTTGGGGATGCCAACTCTAAAATACTACGCTTTTGATTGGGACGACAATTTGATGTTCATGCCCACCAAGATTATCGTAGAGAGTTCCGATGGTGATGAGATAGGAATGTCCACCGAGGATTTTGCAACTTACAGGTCTATGATTGGTAAAGAACCTTTCGATTATAAGGGAAAGTCTATTGTAGGTTTTTCTTCCGATGCTTTCAGAAATTTTGGAACAAAGGGTGACAAAAAGTTTTTATTGGATTCTATGAAGGCGAAGGCGGGTCCCGCTTGGGCTGACTTTGTTGAAGCAGTCAATAACGGATCTATTTTTTCTATCATTACAGCACGGGGTCATAATCCTGCTACTCTGAAGGAGGCAGTCTATAATATGATTGTATCTAACCATATGGGTCTGAATAAAGACTTGTTGATTAAGAATCTTGTTAAATTCCGTGATTTCGATGATGGTAAAAAGGTTGGGAAACAGGATCTTATCCGTGAATATATGGACCTTCTAAAATTTTACCCCGTCACTTACGGACAGGAGGATAGTGCTTCATCTCCTGAAGAGTTAAAAGTCGTTGCCATGAAAGATTTCATAAGTTATGTAAAGGCGCAATCTGCAAAACTAGGAACTAAAGTATTTCTTAAGAATGGCATAAAGAACAAATTCATACCTCAGATAGGATTTTCAGATGATGATATAAAAAATGTTAAAGTAATAAAGAAGGAATTTGAAGATGAACCATCTCTTAAGACTTATTCTACTGCTGGAGGCATAAAGACTAGATATTAATGACAATAAAGTTTTCAAAAATAAAGTAAACACAAAAATTTTTAGTTAAGAAGTATTTATATAAAACAAATAAAAAAAGAAAAAACAAATAATACACAATGGCAGACTTATTAATGAAAATGCCGGTTCCTTACGAACCAAAAAGATCGAATCGGTTTATCCTTCGTTTCGATTCTACATTGGGGATCAATGAATGGTTTGTTGAGTCAACAGGTCGTCCAAGTATTGATATTAACCCAGTTGAGATCCCATTCCTAAACACCTCCACATTTGTTGCTGGTAGGTTTAAGTGGGGAGCAATAAATGTAAAATTCCGTGACCCGATCGGTCCATCAGCTACTCAGGCTCTTATGGAGTGGGTACGTCTTCACGCTGAATCTGTAACAGGTCGTATGGGATATGCCGCAGGTTACAAGAAAAATGTTGACCTCGAGATGTTAGACCCCACGGGTGTTGTTGTTGAAAAATGGATTTTGGAAGGAACCATGATTACAAAAACATCTTGGTCTGAAGCTAACTACGGTACCGATACATTGGCAACTCTTGATGCCACTCTACAGATGGATCGTTGTATTTTGGTTTACTAAAAAAGTATTTACAATTTTATTGATAAATAAAATTATAATGGTATAATTAAAACAGGGACTAATCCCTGTTTTTTTTTATGGATAATGCTGCGATTTACGGACAACAAGATTTTTCTCTTCCTCACGACATTGTAAAACTCCCTTCTGAGGGTAAGTTTTATAAGTCAAAGAAAAAATCTATTAAGGTGGGATACCTCACCGCTGCTGATGAGAATGTAATTATGTCTTCAAGTGTTGAGGATATGGTTATGACTTTGATTAGAAGTAAGGTTTACGAACCTGACCTTAGACCTGATGATATGCTCAACGGAGATATCGAGGCTGTTTTGATGTTTTTGAGAAACACAGCTTTCGGTCCTGAATATAAACTTCAGGTAATTGACCCACAGTCGGGGAAAAAATTTCCATCAACACTGATGCTTGATGAATTGGACTTCAAAAAAGGAGAAATCGAACCTGACGAAAATGGACTATTTAGAACAACATTACCAAAAACTGGTACTATGGTTGATATTCGTCCATTGACATATAAAGAACAAATCGATCTAAACAAACAAGCTGAGTCATATCCTGCTGGTAGGGTCGCCCCGAAGGTCACATGGAAACTTATGAAACAGATTGTATCAGTAAATGGTGATACCGAATTTGGGACTATTTCGAAATTTGTTGAGTCATTACCTATTATGGATTCAAAATATATCAGAAACTTCTTAGATGCTAACGAACCCCGTTTGGATCTTCAAAGAAGTGTTATTGCCCCGTCAGGAGAAAAGGTAGATGTGAACATCACCTTCGGGGTAGAGTTTTTTCGGGTTTTCTTCTGATTACCAAAGATACTTACTCGACGAGTTTTACATATTGGCAAAACATTTGAACTTCACGTGGAGGGACTATAATACAATCCCAACTTATTCGAGAAGATATTTGGTGGATAAAATTGTTGCGAGTTTCCAAAAAGATTAATTATCCTATTTATAGGTAGGATATTTTTATATGCAGACACCTCCTCCAAATCCCCCAGTAGGACCTAATACGGCAAGTATTACAAATGCTCAAAGTTTATTAGAAGCGTTTAACCGAGGAGTTAGAGATGCTTTCAATAATTTAGCAAATGAAGTTACAACTTTAGATCAACAATTTGCAACATTCGGTACACAAGTTGCTGGTGTCATGGGCCAGACACAAATGGCTATCCGAGGACTACGTGAGGAAACCGCAATTGCCCTTCCATCTGTAATCGGATTAGGTGGAACTCTAACCGACGTTCAGAACATACAACTCGGTGTTACAAAAGCACTTAACACCAATATAATTCTACTAGGTGAACAAGCTTCTGATTTGTTCGTGGCATCTAAGGCTGTCGGAGTTGCTTCAGCGAATGTTGGTGAAATGGCTGCCGCGTTCGAGAACGCTGGTATTTCAACAGGTCTAATCCGTGATAATATTCAAGCATCTGTTGATGTAGCACGAAGAGTTGGTGTAAATACTTCAGCCGTTTTTGAATTAGTACAAGATAACCTTTCGAAACTCAACGAGTTTGGATTCCAAAATGGTGCTGAGGGATTAGCACGGATGGCAGCAACATCGGCGGGACTCCGTGTAAACATGCAGGAAACTTTCAACTTTGCGTCAAGGGTATTTGATCCTGAAGGATCGATCAGTGCTGTTGCGACTTTTCAAAGATTGGGTGTAGCTGTAGGTGATTTGGCAGACCCATTCAGATTGATGTATTTAGCCTCGGAAGATGTCGAAGAACTGAATCGTCAAGTAATCAACATGACAGAACAGTTTACATATTTTGATGAAACTACTAAAGAATTTAAGGTATTTCCAAATGCTAAAAGAGACTTAAGAGATATCGAAAAAGAGACTGGCATTGTTTATAATGAATTGGTAAAAATGTCTATTGGTCAACAAAAGTTGAACAAGATTACAAAAGACTTTAGGATTGCAGGAATCGACGAGGACTCCAAACAATTTGTTGCAAATATTGCTCAATTCAGTAAAGAAAAAGGAGCATTTACGGTTAAGATTGGAAAAGATGAAAAATTAATTAGCGAGTTAGACAGCAAAGACCTCGATGAAATCAAAAAAATCGGACAGGAGCCTGTGACATTAGAGGATATCGCACGAGCACAACTTACAGAAACACAACTCCTAAATTCCTTGGTTGGTAAATTTGTGACCTCTCTTGCGGCACCTACAGCGGCTTCTCGAGGATTCACAGACGTGAGGGAAGTAATGAGAGGAACCCTTGCTGGTTTGGACAAGGGTGTTGAACAATCCTTCGGGAATCAAAGAGGAGCTCAAGCTAATATAAATAAGTCTTTGGAGGAAATGGGTACTAGTATATCTGATCTTGTGAGTGGGAAAGGTAGCTTTAAACAACTTTCAGATGTTTTGGGTGGAGTTGTTGGGGATCTTGAGACTGGTCTTACAAATGTTGGTAGGATCTTTACTGAGGTTCCCTATGCTGACATTGCCCAAAAATATATATCATCAGGAAATTTGGTAGCACAAGGAGCGACAGCAGCTATGACCGGTCTTATTACTTTTGGTGAAAAGGCTAAGAATTTCTTCTTCGATGAGACTGATACCAAAAAGACTACTATTACAACGGTACCCAGTGCTACAAAGGTAGAATTCTCTGAAATCAAATATCAAGGTAATGTTAATGTAACTCTAAACACACCAACAGGAGCTCCTCAAACATTCTCAATTACAGATCAAATGGCTTATGACTTATTCCAAAACTCAACATTCCAAAAACTTAATCAAAATGCTCTTCAAAATGCTATGAGTCAACCACAATATTCAGCATTACCTAATTCAGCTAAATAAATAAAAAAAACAAAAATATTCTATTTATAGAAATAAGATTAGAGAATGCCAAGTCAATTATCATTCGCAGCTACAAAATTTCTAAGGGATAAATTACTTCTTAGAAATCTCACACCATATACAAAAGTTGGTGTGTTTTCGCCGCCATCACAACCAGCCACAGGTAGTCTGATTCAGAATGATTTTAATGTCATAGATTCTCCTGATGTTTTAATTGATGCAAATCCATTCGCAAATCAACTTGGTGTAAAAAACGAATATGGACCCGACGGAGGTTATGATCTTTCAATTAGTGGATTGATAAATACCGCCCAAAACTTATCGAACCAAGGTCCTTATGGTCCCTATCCCCCTTATACACAAGCCCTACAGGTTTATTCAACGACATTTCAGAAAGCCCAATATATCAAAAACGAATATACACCACCCCTTGGTTTTATTCGTTACTATGACATCAGTGATATAATAAGGGTACAGAAAAATACCACATATTGGGAGCCACCAAGTTTCCAACCATCAACATATTCCCCTTACGCAATTTTATTACAGGATGACCCATCTGGTTTTCCCGGGCCCGTGTCTGATGACTCGTATATGATGCAAGTTGCCGCTGAAAGGGCTAAGTACAGTTTTAAACAAAGAGTTGATCAAAATGTAAGGACTGAAACATTAGGTCGTGTGAACATCTTAAATGCTTTACAAGACCCCATCAACTTATCACAGATATTGGCGGGAAGACGACCGATAGTAGACCGAGATTGGAAAATCACATCGGGGGGTGGAAATATCATTTCCCAAGGTATGGACATTGTCCAAAGGATAGCTGGGTTTACATTACCATTTTCACCAATACCTGGTGATTATTTCAACCAAGATAACATACAAAGAGATTTTGATTCAACACAATCGTTGGTTCGTTCACAACAAAGTGTGGTTGGAAGAATTGTTGGTGGACTATTTGGATTGAGTGGAGCAAGACCAAGGTCTCCATCACAGTTGTTTTTAGATTTTACAGGAGGGGGACAAAGGGCTCAACTTACCTATAACTTAGATTTTAACAGATACAGACCTCAGTATAATACTGGTGGTACGGGTATAATTTCCGCCTTAGGAAATGCAATTATTGGTGGATTTGCCCGAAACGCAGCAAACGGAACATACTATGTCGGTGGTCCTGAAAGAGAACCGACTTATTTAGTTTCACCTCCTGGTCAAGTTCCTATAAACTCACTTGGGCAGCAGGTGTTGGCACCTGTTTATGGTCCTGACATTTTGGCTATTGATTTCGAAGGGGCGGATCAGAACTTTCAGTTCGGTTTAGCGGGTCGGTCATTTGAAGACAACGGAAACCTCAGTGGTGGTTTCACGTGGGTAAGTCCCAAATGGGCACCAAACGCTGGTAGACGACAAAGACCTGGTGGGGATTATTCGAATCCAGACCCTGATTTTTCACTTATCGCAGGTCAATTCCAATCAACGGAATCAATAAGATATGTCCTAAGACCTGGTTCGATACTCGATAATACACAGAGACTTGTTGACTCAGTTCCAAATACAGGAGCACGATTCGCCCACGTTGGAAACGCAATTGATCAAACATCAAAAGTGTTCTTCGATGGATATAAAGAAATAACAAAAGGTTCACAAGTAATCAGATATTCAGACGGACAAGAAAACGTCGGAATCGAATATTGTAGAACCTTCACCAAAGATACTCCTTACTACACCTACAACGATCTACAAAAAAGTGAGGGAAATATCCGTAAGTCAGTATATTCTGTGTTGGACTCCACGTTCAACCTCAATATCACTCCAACAAAAGGTACTGATTCAACAAATATTATAAACGGACAGGTTACCAAATATATGTTCTCTATTGAGAACTTAGCATGGAGAACAGGTAGTAGACCTGGGTTTAGGGTATCGGATCTACCAGATTGTGAAAAAGGACCCAACGGAGGAAGAATCATGTGGTTCCCACCCTATGATCTTACATTCAACGAAGATACCACCGCAGACTTCAATAATACTTCGTTTCTTGGACGACCTGAACCAGTATATACTTACAAAAGCACCTCACGAAGTGGAACAATAAAATGGAAGATTATTGTGGATCATCCGTCTATCCTTAATTTGATTGTCAATAAGGTGTTGGCTAACGAGGGGGATCGTCAAAAAGTGGACTCTATTGTAAACTCGTTTTTTGCTGGATGTAAAAAATACGATCTCTATGAGTTAGCTAAAATATATAACACCGTTCCCCTTACCGAACTTCAAGCTTGGCAAGAAATTGTTAATAATCCAAATCTTACGAATGAAAACCAACAAACCGCAGAACAGAATATTAATACCCAGCAAAGTGTTGCACCAACGGGTGGCGGAGCGGGATCAAGTGCTACAGAGGGGGTATCAACAGATGTATTGAAAAAATATGAAAATTATGCCTTCTACTTTGACAATGATATTCCTGGACCTAATCCTGCGAATGGGCCTTTATCAGCAGTAACAAGTAATCTAAATTACCAACAAACATATTCGGCATACACTTCTACAAGTAATATTACCAAATACAAAAATAATGCTTTAGAACCAAATTCTGTTCAATTATTCTTCGACGATACTGTTGAAGAAAATTTTATTCAGATGGGAAAATTAGGTGCTGAGATATATGAATTGTTAGAGCAAAAACAAGCACAAAAGGTTGTGATTACTTTAGTCGGAAGTGCATCAGCACCTGCTCAGGTTTCTTATAATAAGAAATTGTCATCAAGAAGGATCGATAGTGTTACTCAGTTTTTCAACACTTATACCTTCCCCAATCAAAAAACTTTGTCAAGTTACATATCCTCAGGTCAATTAATCTTTGTTCCTGACCCACAGGGTGAAATAAGTACTGCGAATCCAAGAGGTAAGAGCCAATCATTCGGTCCATTTAATTGTAATACAGAACTAACAGGACAGACCAAAATTTACTCAGTAACCGCTATGGCTTGTAGGGCAACCACCGTAAAAAGTATTGTTGTAGAACCGATTGCCATAAATGCACAACCGACAAATATTGGTGTGCTGGCTAATCTGGCGAAAGATGGTTTGAAAGAACAACCCATTAAACCAGGTAGTGAAAAGTTAGTGGAAGTGGTTCAACCAACTCAAGCTCTATACAAAGGAGCTTCTAAAAAACTTTTAAGATTTTTGTTGAGTGAGTGTGACTACTTCGAAGTGATGAAGGTGGATAATCCAATGATATACGATTCGATAAAAGAAAAGATAAAGTATTTCCAACCATCGTTTCACTCTATGACACCTGAAGGATTAAACGCCCGACTTACCTTCCTACAACAATGTATGAGACCTGGTGATACAATCCCAACAATCGAAACTGGTCCCAATGGTGTCGCCGAAAAAAAATATAACGATGCTATAAACACATCATTCGGAGCACCACCAGTGTTGGTTTTGAGGGTTGGTGATTTTTATAATACCAAGATAATACCAAAAGGTTTAAGT